TTACTATAACCCAGCAATTACAACCTAAGGTATTCCTTATGGAAAATCTACCAAAGCTTTTAGACTTCATAACACAAGGAGAATGGGAAACTCTATTCCTGGATTATGACTTAATCTTCCATACATCTTCAGTAATGGAGTATGGCAATTCCCAAAAGAGTAGGGTAAGGCTTACATTAATAGGTGTTCGAAAAGGCTTGTCTAGTTTTAAATTAGAAGCATTCCAAAGAGTTTTCAAAGTACGTGATGTTAAGTTTACTAGAGAGCTTCTAGAAGACACTAGGTTATTACCTAAATTCTTTCCAATGAATGGAAACATACGGGAATTAAGTTCTCATAAAGTTTGTATGTATGATTATCGAGATGGCCTTAAAACTAAACTGGGCCTCAAAGAGATAAAGAAATTATGGGTAGGCGATTTTAAGGAGTGTTATAAATGGCCAATCAATTCTGCTAAGATGAAAACCCTACCTGGTGTTTATCGTAATAAACCAGATGGGTACCCTATGACTGCTAGAAAACAAGATAGGCAGTTTAAACCAAACGGTGAGATCATGAGCCCAGCTGAATTAGCTGTAATCCAGGGTTATCCATTGAAGTATAAAATATACTGCATTGATACTGATACTAAGGAAAGGAACTATTGGATTAATAAAGGTAGGGTATCAATCACTAAGGGTCCCTCCTATGAAATAGGGTTATGGTTTAAAAAATGTCTACGGAAATCCCTCCTCGCGGGCGTCTAATAACTAGCTAATATATATATATAAATATATATAACTAATAATAATAATTGGGTATAGGTATATGAGGTACGGTATATAACTTTCGATCTGAAAACAATTTAAAATAAAACAGTGATATGAAAACAACAATCGGTATTATGGGGTTAATAATCCTAGTAGTGGTTTATTTTTTATTTGTAACCTTTTCCTCTAACAAAAAACTGAAGGATGAAATTGCTATCAATGAAATTAAAACTGATTCAATTAAAAAGAGTAAATATATTGAGGTAGCTAAACCTTTTAATGTTTACCTAAAACCTGATAAGGTAATTCAGTATCTTCCAGACCCTACTAATAAAAACAGGTATGATAGTTTGAAACTAGCATATAAACAGATACTACTATTAAGTAATACAACAGGTACATCAATTATAACTAACACAGTTCATGATACATTGAGAATAGCTAACTCATTCTTGTTACAATATCCAGAAGCTAATAAACTAATTTCATTTGAATTGAGTAAATCTAGGATGGTTTTACAAATGCTTAGGATAGATGGTATACCAGTTGCTAACATCTACGACCTAAACCTTGACAACTATCAATACAGGTTCTCAGATAATAACATGACCACTAAAAGGATAGGGCAGTTTCATTTATACCCTTCTCTGAATTACTCCTACAGAATACTTAACAATCTTCATGACCTCGACTTAGATTTAAATATCAAGACCACTAATTTCATTTATAAAGCAGGTGCTAATACTTTTTATTACCCTGGCTGGGATAAACTTGGCTATGATATCAAGCTATCCGTACAATATAACTTATAAGTATGGCAGTCAGAATAGATACCTCAAAAAAATGGTTGTCATCACAAGAAATAAAAGAATTATCCACAGCAATAAAGGATGTATTCTTTTTCTCTATGTTCATTTGGGTAGTACACCCCAAACGTGGTAAGGTAAAGTTTGACTTATACCCTTACCAACGTTCTGTGTTATACCAATTCCTTGCAAAAAGGTTTAACATTATCCTTAAGTTCAGGCAAGCTGGTATTACAGAGTTAATTGCAATGTACTGCCTATGGTTGGCAATGTACCATCCAAACAAGAAGATTAACATTATCTCTATTAAAGATACAATTGCTAAGAAGGTGTTAAAGAAGATTAAGTTCATGTATAAGAACCTACCCTCTCACCTTCAAACACCAATAATCAATGGTAGGGGTGGCGAGATAGGATCAACAACAGAAATAGAATTCATAAATGGATCACTCATCACCTCCATCCCTACCACTGAGGATGCTGGACGTTCAGAAGGTTTATCCCTATTAGTAATTGATGAAGCAGCAATTATTCGATGGGCATCTACTATCTGGGCTTCTGCATTCCCGACATTATCAACTGGTGGTTCAGCAATAGTAAACTCTACCCCATATGGTGTTGGTAACTTCTACCATAGTTCTTGGGTAGATGCAGTATCTGGAGAAAGTCCTTTATCACCAATACGACTTAGGTGGCAAATGCATCCTGAACGTGATCAAGATTGGTACGATGAAATGTCTCAGGCATTAGGAAACAAAAGAACTGCTCAAGAAATTGATGGTGACTTTTTATCATCTGGTAATTCAGTATTTGACTTAGCAGATATCAAGTCAATCGAAGAGATGCTTTCAGAATACCCTGCAATAAAAACCAGATTTAATGGGCAATATAAACAATTCGATTTACCAGACAGGAAAAACGATACTTCATTGGTGCTGACTGTTCAACTGGTAGAAGTAGTGATTACTCATCCTTCACTAATATGGATAAAGCTGGAGAAGAGGCCTCTGTATATAAAGGTAGGATGCCTTTAAATAAATTCTGCAGGTTACTTGCAGATGAGGGTCAGAAATATAACTTTGCCAGACTTGGGCCAGAAACTAATGATGTTGGTATGGCAGTTACTATGTACCTACAGGATGAGGGTTATCCAAATATGTACTACTTTACTAAGCTTTTAAAAAAGAAAGGCAAACATAAACCAGAAACAGAACAATTCCCTGGTTGGCTTACTACTACAAAGAACCGCTCTTTAATTGTAGAAGGTTTAGAAAAAGATATCCGAGAAGACAATGTAATTATCAAAGATCCATTCTTTGTACAAGAAGCCTATACTTTCATTTATGATGGTGTAGGCCGTCCTGTAGCAATGGGCAAACATCAAAGAAGTTCATCAGTAGATATTGATCTGGAAGGAGAAACTTATGCTGATGATGATATATTTGGGAAATCTATAACCAACCATATAAGGAAAGCCCCATCTAACAACGTAGTAGTTTTACCTCAATAAATAAATAAGCTTATGGCATTCTTAGGTATCAATTGGGATTGGTCATCCTTCTTAAATAGAAAACAACCAAAAAAAGCACCCGACAACAACGACGTTGGCACTGGCCATGGAATTATACCACCCGGTAGAACATCGGTAGCTAACGACACTGAGTACACTATAATGAGTTCTATTAAGGGTATGACAAAGATGGTCACACCTACTTTTAGGACTGAGCTAATCCCACTAATAAGGGATCTGTATAAGGTAAACCCGGATATGAGCATTGCATTGCAAGATATGTTCAAATTATCCAACACTGGTCATAAGGTAACTTTTCCAAATAATACAGATGAAGAAGCTGCTGCAATGACAGAACATCTTCAGAATGCAACTAAAAATTGGACAAGGTATACAGCTGGTATTGATGGTTTGGTAAACAAATTCATTGTACAATGCTTAATAGGTGGAGCAGTATCTATAGAAGCTGTACCTAATAGAAAACTAAATGGTTTAGCAACTATCCTGTTTATCAAACCAGAAGAAATAATCTTTGAGAGATTAAATGATGGTGTATATCAACCATATCAGATAAACAAGAGTGCTTCCTTCATGGGAGAGAAGAATAAAAACCTGGGTGTACCATATATAAAGCTAAATAACCAGACATTCAAATATGTATCAATGTACAATGATACTGATGAACCATATGGAGTACCACCATTCCTATCAGCACTGGATTCATTAAAGACCCAAGCTGATATGAAAACCAACCTTAAGCAAATCATGGAACTTATGGGTTTACTTGGATTCCTGGAAGTTACCATGGAAAAACCCGATAGGTTAGCTGGTGAAAGTAATAAAGCTTATGAAAATAGGCTAAAGCGTACTTTAACTGCTTTAAAACAAAACATTGCAAGTGGGATGAAGGATGGAGTAGTGGTTGGTTATAATGAAGACCATGAATTCAAATTAAACTCTACTACAAAGAACTTGGGTGGTATTGATAAGGTATGGGCATTGAATCAGCAATCCCTAGCAAATGGGCTAGGTACCAGTGGTACCATCATTGGTGTTAATGCAACAAATTCAGAAGGCGGTGCGGGCATAGTACTTAGTAAAATGATCTCCCAACTGAGGAATATACAAATGATAGTAATACATGTACTAGAATTTATCTATTCACTCGAATTACGCTTAGCGGGGTTTAATAATAAAGGAGTAAAGATATCTTTTACAACCTCTACTATTTCTGATGAAATGAAAATCCAACAGGGACTTGAGGTTAAGATCAGGAACTTAACTGCAATGTATGCTCAGGGCTTAATAAGCCAAGATGACTTTGCAAGGGAGATGAATCTGGTAAAACCAGCAATGGCTAAACCAAGACCCATAGTACTTGCACCTGGTGCTGGTGTATCATCTCCAGATGCTGCAGCAAAGAAACAGAAAAGAGAAAAAGGTAAAGATACTTCTGATCGTAAGGTTAGGGATAAAGTAAAAGTAGTACCCAAAAGGAAAGATCAAAAAAACACTTAATAATATAAAGACATGTTTGAAGACATATTAGTACTTGGCAATGGCCATACCTTAATAACAGGACATAAACCAAAGGGTATAGGTGAACAAGCTTTATCAGATAGCATATTTAAAGATGCTAAGGTAGCTGAAAGCCTATCATCATTTGGTTTATTTGGTAGTGGTATGAATTATAATACCTTCTACCCAGACTTAAAACCTGAAGATATCAACCCAGTAGATGGTGACTTTATTGAACCAGTGTACAGAATGTTATCTGAATGTATTGTATCTAAATATATGCCCACTGATTTTAGTCAGAACAATGTATTGAAGAACTCAATGCACCTATTAGTAGGCCAGACAATTAACTGTGACCATGAAACAGATACAGGTAATGCAATTGGTGCAGTAAAGAATGTTATGTGGCAAGAGTCATATACTGATAACATTAACGGTAAGAAGGTATTTGTCCCTGCTGGTATAAATGGTCTATTTAAAATTGATGCTAAATCTAACCCAAGGTTGGCAAGGGGCATATTAATGGACCCACCATCCATCCACAGTAATTCAGTAACTGTA